AATATAAGAGCGATTTATGCTTTCATCTTTACAATGAATCTTGTAAAAATAAAACATGTTCATGGGGTCGGACGGTTGGCTTTCTGCTTCTACAATTAATTCCATTTATAAAGTATATAAAGATAATATTTTTCTAAAATAACTAACAAAACTAAATTCACTAAAAACGCCTTAACGATTCAAATAATCGTTGTATATTCTTTTCAAATCTTTTTGAGAAATTCCTGATTTCAGCTGACCTTTTGACAAGCCCTTCGTTGAAATAAATTCAGGTGGAACACCATTATAAACTTCTAATCCATAAAGTCCCAATATGGCATCATTTAATGTTTGTCTCATTCCATATATGCTTTCAGAATGTTGTAGTCCAGCACCTTTTATTGGCGGGAGCAATTTTTTCCCTGATTTTGCCATTTCGCCTTTAATCAAATCAATTTCTTCTTGTCTTTGTTGTTGCGCTTCTTCTTCTGTACTTGCAAACGGTTCATCTTCTGGAATAATATCAAATTCTGCTGGTATTACTATCTTTTTACCTTTAACTGGTGCTGGTTTTGGAATGGGTATTATTGGCTCTGATTCATCCTCATCTTCCTCATCTTCTGGTGGCGCATCTATTTTTTGCGGTTCTTCTTGAATCACGGTTTGTAATGGAGCTTCTGTACCATCAGGAGATAAAACCCATTCATCACTTGAAACTGGTTTTGCTGACATTCCCATCTGATCATTTTCTTGATTGGTCGCAATTTGAAAAGGCATAAATGGATCATTGTTAGATGGTTCATTTGTCATTTTTCTTGTTAAATAAGATTCCATGGATAATTGAGTAGGACGAATTATTTTTGGTTTAAATCTTGATTCAGGTGGTTCTTCATATTCTGGCATTGATCTCTCTTTTTTTCTGTTTGTTCTTTTTTGTCTTGGAAAAAAATCCGGTCTTGTATAAATTTCTGGCTCTAAATCGCTTTCAGATGGTTGTTCGAATACTTTCTCTGCAAGACGCTGTTTCATTAAAAATTGTTGATTTTGATATTCAAAATCCGTTTTTTGTTGGTTTAATAAATCTTCCAATTCTTTTTCTCTTTTGCTTGGTGCTTGGAGTGCCTTTTGAGGTTGAGGGTCAATAAATGTGGGTGGTGGTGGTTGTCCATTTGGAGGCTGATTGTAAAAATATGATACTGCTGGTTGAGATGGAACTATGAAGGGAGGATTGTATGATGACTGCACTTCTCCTCCTTTTTTCTTTTTATCTGTTTTGTCTCCAACATTGACTCGAACTATTTGCTGATTCTTTGGTTTTAATTTTTTCAATAACTTTATTAATTCCTTATCAGATAAGCTTATGCGTTTCTTGCGCGATTTATCTTTTGAACTTTTCTTGCCTCTTGTTCTTTTTGGCATTTATATATGATGATATTTTATTTTAATAATAATTCATTGAAATTCTTGAACATTCGTGATGTTCTTAAATCTAAATCCAAATGCTGGTATGGTTCATTAAAACAGTAATCATATAAGTCTTGTTGTTTGTCTTTTGAAATTCCAAATACTTCCTTGGCAATACTATTCCACTCCTCGATATTTTTAGGCTTGAAGATAGTAATGTAATTCATCTGCTTACGCAAAATCTTTGGGAACATGTAATATGATTGTAATGTGAATATCCAACTGCAATTGATATGTCTTGTCTTTAATATCATTCTATTCAAACATTTAATTAAATTCTTATCCTTCAAGTCACCTCCCATGTCATCTACAATGATCAGCGAATTCTCCATCTCGTAATCATTATCAATACAGTCCTCTTTAATTGATAGCAACTCGTCCTGAATATCCTCTAACGTGTCACAATCCAATTCATGAAATACTTTGTCATGTTTATCAAACGGATGTTTCTCCACAGAAAGATAACTGGTTAATGGTGTGAATAAAAATATATTATCAAATTTGCCACGATAGTATTCCTTAGATTTGAACATGGAAAGGAGAAGTGACGATTTACCGCTTCCACCGCTACCACATAGGCACCATACGAAACCATTTGCGCTCGGAATATTGCGGTTGATGTCTTTTAAATACACACTCATGTTCTCTTTAACTGGTGCCATTTTTTTTAATCCGCTCGGTATTTCTGTTATCATGTCTATAATAAATAGACATAATAAAATTATTGAGTTAAAGTAAATCCCAAAAAATCAGCTATAAATTGATAAACATACTGGTCGTCATTACTCCAACTAGTATAATGATCTCCGTCCATGACAACTTCAACTGCTGATACAAAATAATTATTTTCATCGTATGTCATAACACGAAATTTTGCACTAGTAGAGAATATTAAACATATCAATTCTACTTTAAAGCTGGTAACAGTTACAGAAGTAGTTTGCGTAGCTGGTTGAATGTTTTGATTACTATTTTGATCCATATAATATACCTTAATATTTTATTTTTTGTTTAAACATTATTTTAAATTTAAGCTTGTCCTATTACCGACCAATGCGCCCCATCACAAACTAAATTAACTTGAAATATACTTGTGGTAACAGGTAATGTTGCCAATGCTGTAACAGATGCAATCGGCATTATACCATTACCAGGTGCAGAGATATTAAAGGCAGTTCCATTTTTGCGTTTAAAAATAACATAACAACCACGTATATCGGCATCAGTTGGATTTGGCAAAGTTATAACTCGTGTTGCCGTCGACATTGCCACAATATAAAATTGTGACATGGGGGCAGTTAAAGTAGTGTTAATAACAATTGTTCCGTATATTTTTAAACTTAACTGACCTTGAATAAACAAAGCTGTTTGGTCTGTTCCAATTGCGATTTGTCTATCTGCCGATGGTGTCGGCACTTGTGCCCCCTGACCTATTACAATATTATTTTGTCCTGTAACTGTTGTTCCTGCTTGTGACCCTATTATGGTGTTGTTTGAGCCTGTTCCGATTCCCGCCCCTGCTTCATATCCAAGTAGAGTATTTCCACCAGCTATACCTGTCATACTATCACCTGCAAATACACCAACGCAAACATTTTGTGATGATGTTCCTCCTACTGTTTGATAACCTGATGCTTGACCGATAAAAACATTTGAAAAACCAGAAGTATTTCCATAACCGGCATTTGTTCCCACAAAAGTATTTGTTGAACCTGTTGTTGTGGAAATTCCAGCTTGTGTTCCCAAAAAACAATTTTGATTTGCTGTTGTTGTCATAGCTCGTCCTGATGCGTAACCCACACAAGTATTATAACTACCTGCTCCATTTGCTGTTTGAAATCCTGTTTCTCCTCCTATAAAAGTAGATTGAATTCCTGATGTAAGTCCTGGTGCTGAGTTGTGTCCCATTAAAGTATTGTAAGTAGCACCCGTAGTCATATTAGTTCCACAAGCATTACCATATATTGTATTAAGTCCAGCTGAAAAATTCATACTGATTGGAACTGCCACACCTATTATAAGATTAATAGCACCAGTTGAACTCAATCCTATACGCAAAACGCTTGTTCCAGATGATAATGTGATATTATTTTTTGCTATTAATACATCACCATTTAAATTCATGCTTGCACTAGAACCATCAAATTTAATAGAAGAAGTTGGTGTTGAAGCCGTGCCACCTGCTCCAATTAAAACCTCATTTGCTTTTATTTTAACACCGTTTGTATTACTAGACCAAGTAGAAAGAGATAAAATTCCTGTATTTACTGCTGTTCCAGCACAGTATATTAAGCTGTCTCCTGCTTGCTGAAAATTATTAAAAGAACCAAGACCACAATTTGGTATAAAATTAATATTCATAGTATCTTTTATAATAAATGAAGGAGTTGATGTATTTCCGTTTGCTGTTTGAATTGTAGTAGCAGTAACAATAGCACCAACCATACTTAAATTTGGAATATTAAGAGTATTATTGGTTCTATCAAAAGAAATATTACTATCAGCATAAGGTGTTTGATTAGTAGTACCAGTAGAAGAAGTGACATAAGGAAAATAATAAGTCCCTGTTACTCCTGGAAATGAAGTTGTATTAATCGCATTTGTAGAACTAGATGTGCCAGCTGTAATAGCTGATTGAACCCATGCAGTCGTTGGTATTTTTGTAGAGCTATTATTTGAAGCAGGTTGAGTTAATGGAGATGTAATTTCAGTTGGTGCAATTGTTAATCCTGTTATTCCTTGTGAAGCCAAATTAATGTTTCCTCCTGTTGTAGCTAGTGTTTGTATTGTAAGAGTATTTCCTGTATTCGTAGTAATATTTGGTGTAGAACCTGCTATTGTAAAAGTATTTGTTATTTGACCTGTTCCAGTTGCGTTGAATTTTACTGTGTTAAATTGTTGATTTCCAACATCAAAACTAAAACCAACCGCAGTATTTCTGAGAGCTTTATTACCTGATGTTGTAGTTGATATAAAAACAGGGTAAAAAGTTCCAGTAGATGTAACAGTAACACCAACTTCTGTTGCTGAACTAGCGTTTCCATTTAATGATCCATTAAATTGTGTTGCTGTAATTTGATTAGCGTTTGTAATGGAATTTGAAAACATATCTATACCACCATAAGTAACATTTAAACCTGCGGATGTGATTTGTAATGGATTTCGCGTATTGCCTCCACTATCTTGCACAGTAAAATAATGATTACTTGATACAGCAATAGCATTATAATTTACAACTCCACCAGTTACGTAAATTTGGCACTGTGTGGTGCCTGGTGAGAGTAAATTGTCAAGGTTTATATTTTGTTGAAAATATGTTTGACCGCTGAATGTAGCAACCCCTACAACATCAAGAGTTGTTATTTCAACATTTCCAAGCGTGGAAAGTGCTGGTCCTATAATATTCAAAGTTTCTGCTTGAATATCTCCAAATGTGGCAAGACCAGCAACAGACATAGTTCCATCCATATTCACATTATCTGAACCATCTGGCCTACCTAGTTGAACTGTATTTGAAAACCGTGCGTATGAGAATGCTCCAATAGCAGTAGAACAAATAAGATTATTATTTAAAATATAACATTCAGAACCAATTGTAGTATTATAACTACCTGATATATTTTCATCAGGGTAGCTTTGTGATTGTGAGCCAATTTGAGTATTATATGAAGCGGTTGTACTTTTTCTACCAGCAGACGCTCCCAAAAAAGTATTATTTCTGCCACTTGTAACTTGATTTCCAGAATTTGCTCCAATAAAGAGATTCTGAACACCAGTTGATGATAAAAATTGTCCTGAACCTGAACCAAAGCAAAAGCAATTATTTGGCATAGTTCCGGTTGGTCCAGCATTTTGTCCCATTACAATAGAAAAAACATTGCCAGAATTTCCAATTGGTGTTCCATTTAAACTGATATTACGAGCATTATTTGGTGTGATGCCAGTTATTTTTAATCTTTGATTTGTAGCGTCATATCCCAAGTCGGTAGCGTATGTTCGCAAAATTGGTGTGCCACTACTAGAATCAACAAAAGTGGGATAATATGTTGTTCCTGATGTTGTATTTGTTACCGCAACCGCAGTAGTAGTTCCAGAGTTTCCTGTAATATTTATATCCGCTCTATTATTTGCAGTATCATAACTTGCGCCTCCATTATCAGTATATAGATCAGCAGTCGAATTTGCTGTTACTGAACTCATGACCAAATAAGTTGTACCTGATATAGTGCTTGATAAATTAACTTTTGTAGCACTACTTGCGTTTCCATTAAAATTATTTGCTGTAAGTGTGGATGTAAATGGATTATAACTAAGTGGTGTTGTCACATCATCAATATAAAGTACATTACCTGTTGCTGTTGTTGTTTTTGAAAAAGGAATATAATAATTACCTGATGTGTTATCTGATGTTAAATTAATTGATGTTGAACTTGATGCCACGCTATCAACATACGTTTTATTTGCGAGTTGATTTGCGGTTGTTGGAGCAATTGAACTTTCTGGAAGTGTTGTAAATGTTTTTACACCTCCTATGCTTTGCGCGGTTGTTTTATCAACAAAAGTATTATCTACATAGTTTTTATTTGTGAGATCATTCGCTGATGCTGGCGCAACAGAAGTGTTTGGAACAGAATTAAACGTACCCGTGCCAGTAAATGTAATTGTAGAACCAGTAAAATTTGCTGATGATGTAGATGTTGTCCCTGATCCACCACCACTAATATATGCTGATGTGCTTGTTAATCTAATACCAGTTGGGGCTGTCGGTGCTGGAATACTTGTTGTTGTAATACATAAAGGTTGTCCTAGCGTTTTATTTGAAAACATAACAGCATCGTTTGCTTGCACTATATTATTAAAAGCACCACCAACAGTTGCTCTTGGTAAAAAGTTAATTGAATTTCCAGTCCCTGTATCCTGTATAAATAGCGTTGAATTATTATTTCCTGTATTTGTTAATATGGAAACTGCACCACCAGCGTTAATTGTAGTAGTTGAACTTATCGCATTTGCTGTTAATGTTTGTGTAGAGGTCAGATTATTATCAAATGTAGTTGTATCACCAACTGATGCGTATGTTTGACCTGTTGTCACTTGTTTTAAACTTGTAATGTCTGCTGTGTTAATTGCAACTTGCGCTCCAACATCAACACCATTAACAACGAGTGTTTCTGTGGTAACGTTTTCTGATGTTACTGAATCTGCGCTAACATTTGATAGACCTGTTGCGGTCGGTACATTGGCTAATTTGTTATTCAATCCATTAAACATGTTATATTATATAAACATTTTTATTTAATATAATTATACTTTTTGAAAATCAAAGCATCTAACAAACTAACAAATTAAGAACATTTATAAATATCAAATACAAGTAAAAAATTGGGATACACAATTCCTTCACTACTGTTGTTAATCTGATTTTGTGAATCAATTTTGAAAAATCCCATTTCACTCTCCAATGTAAATGTCACCATGCATTGTGTTCCTCCCATAGCAACTGCGTTACACGAAGCTACATCATATATAGTCATTGGAAAAGAAGCATACGTAACCATTTGCATGCTTGATGCTGTTTTATCAACCGCCGTCTCATAATTTTGGAAGCGCATCATATTACTGGATACCAAAAAACGATTTACAGATTGCGCTTCTGTCACCACATTAGAAATATCATTCATTTGCGCCCTTAATATGAGATTGTATTTTGCACCAAGTTCGAAATTTGTTTCACCCATTACTGTCCTCATATTTATATTCACATAAGTAGATGATGCACCCGCATAATAAGTTGTGAGCTGTGCCAATTTTCTTGAATTTTTGCTCATTATATAAATAGATAACATTATTTATTTATAAAATACTTATTCGCATGGGAATATATCAAAAAAGAAACTCGTGCGAGGAAATTGAGTATTTGCATTCAAAGTTGGTGCTGTACCATCGAGTGTTAAAAATTGAATATTAATGTCTAATAATTTCTGCTTTCTAAAAGAGCAAATAAATGTATTCTCAGACAATTGCACATTGGGTTGATTTTGCTGAAAATTACATAAACCCATTACAGCACTTGCAATATTGGTTTTTCGAGTGATGGAATAATTATTATTTTCCCATGATGGCCCACTGATTGCAAAATAAACAAGACGGTCATAAGGATTTACTCCAAAAGCAAGTGTTTGTTGATAAGACAAGGAATTCAATCTTAAATTAAATATTTCATATTTGTTGTATAAATCTCCCAAAATATTTTCAAGGTTAATAGAATACCATGTTGCATTTGTTCTTGTGGCATTAATAGTGCCTACATTGTTCGTTACCGGGTAATTGGCAAACGTGTCGCTAATGCTAATATCATTAAATTTCAATGAAAAAGATGCTTTCGCTTGTGTTTCCAAAGAAGTGTTCATATAATATATTACAACAAAATAAAATGTTATTGTATATTATAAATGGATCCCACAATTAGACGACCAGACATTTGTATGGATCCGAAAGTCACTCTGCTTGTAGAAGAGAAGTCTCTTCTTGATAATGATGTAAAAGAAGAAGATGATGTCATGCTTGAATTTCCTGAAACTAGTTTAAATTTGAATAGTGTAAAAGGATTTAAAGAAAAGAAAAAAGAAATAAAATATTTGAAACTCAAAGCGGAAGCAATCAAGGAATTAAGAAATGCATTAAAAATATTTAAACCAGAAGAATTAAAATTAAATCATAGTGTGGTTTTATTTTGTTGCCAAATTGTGGAAGACCTATTCACTAGCAGACAAAAAGGTCGTTTCAAAAAAGATGTTGTTATAGAGGTTTGCAAGGAATTTTTTGATGAAAAGCATCAAGTGGTGTCCATGGTTATAGATCTGGTATTTGATAAAATTATTAAAAGTAGTTTTATCAGAAGAAATAAAAACAAAATTAAATCTATCGGATTTTTTTTGCTGGAAAAGATTTCTCCAAATTTGCAGACTTTCTCACAGAGCAAGTTAAGAGCGTTATAACAGCGCTTGTGATTAAATATTGTTACATTTTAATTTTGGCTGTGCTTTTATAATTTGTTAGTTTGTTAGATTGTTTTATTTCAAGAAAGATAAATTTAAATAATATAAATAATCAATTATTTTTTATATTAAGCTATATTATATGGATGAAATAATGGAGATTATTAAAAAGAATCGCCCTCATTTGGGTGCTAATTCATTGAAGACCTATAAAAGCATTCTCAAAAATATTTATGATAAATGTTATGATGATAAAGAGTATAAACTAGAAAATTTCAATAAAGATGAATCTATTTTGAAACATTTAAGTGATATGCCTTACAATAAACGCAAAACTGTATTAGCGTCTCTTTCTGTTTTGACTGATAACAAAAATTACAGCGCATTGATGATGAAGGACATCAAACAATATAATGATAATGAAATGAAACAAGAAAAGACTCCGCAACAAATGGAAAACATGATTGAGCCAGAAGAAGTGGAGAAAATATTTGACAACTTGGAACAACATGCAAAAATATGTTTGAAAAAGAGTTCGCTCACACCAACTGATATTAATACGGTCATGAAATGGGTCATGCTTGCGCTCACGGGCGGTATTTTTCAAGCCCCAAGGCGATCAGTTGATTTTGGGAACATGAAATGGCGCAATTATGATCCTGAACAAGATAACTATGTGGATATCAAAAATGGCAAATTTGTTTTTCAAAATTACAAGACTGCCAAGGTGTATGAAAAACAAGAAAATGAAATCAGCAAACCATTGAAAGTAATATTAAATAAATGGTTCAAAGTATGCGATTGCGATTATGTTTTGTTTGACAATAAAAAGCAACCATTAACAAGTCCCCAGATGACTCACCGTCTCAATGAAATTTTTGGCAGAAAAATAAGCACGTCTATGTTGCGCCATATTTACGCCACCAAGAAATTCGGCACCATGAATTTGAAAGAGTTAGCTGAGACTGCTACTGAAATGGGGAATAGTCCCATGCAACTTTTAAAATATGTGAAGCATTAATATTTATATTTTACCTTTTCAGAAATCAATCAATCTAACAAATCTAACAAATTACTAAATTTTCTAACTTTACTAATTTTTACTAATTCACTTTAATTGATAGTTTGGTGAGATGGAGAAGAATATCTGAGAGTGAGGAGTGATGAGTGAGGACTAGATTTTACCTTCACCCTTATAAAATGAAAAAAAATGAAAAAAGTTTATTTTTTTCACTATTTTCCTTTTTTTTTTATATTTCTTAGTCTATTCTAAAACCACTCCTCACTCCTCACTCCTCACTTTTATACATTTCTTTCCATCTCTCCAAACAAAATTGGAATTAATAGAATATTAAGGTAATTCCAACATAAATATTATCTTTCACTAATATAGAATGGAAAAAGTAATTAAATGTAGATGTGGATGTATTACAACAACCATGGTCCAAAGAAGAAAGCATCTCATGAGTAAATTTCATAAAGAATATCAACGTTTGTTAGAACAAATGAATAACAATTCCATTATAAAATATTAAGGAAAAAATATTAAAAATAATATTGATATATAATAAAATGTATCATAAAACTGCTATTTATAAATTTAAAGAATTGCATCCAGATGAATACAAAGAAATGACTAGAAAAGCCACTTGCAAATATAGGCAGAAAAATATTGAAAGTGTAAGAGAAAAAGATAGAATTCGTAAAAGTGCTTTTATGATGGAATGTAAAAGATTAAGGAATATTAATATTTTTTAATAATAATTTTAAAAATTGATTTAAAATTTTTATCTGTATATTATTTATAATGGAATTATTTGAACGACCAACATTAAGAAATACTCACTTTTTAAATGAAATGGATTTTAAAACGTTTAAATTATATTCAACTAACTGCAAAAATGATGATGAACGCAAAATAAAATTTGATATGATGAAGTCATATTGTTCAGCCATGATTAATGCAAAGGGAGAAATTAAAAAAGATTACGCATATACACAAGTAACACCAAATGACGTAGGAGGTAGATTATATTGTGGAAAATCTTCACAATGTCTTCCAAGAGATATAAGAGGATTACTTTTTCGTGACTGTACAACTGATATTGACATGAAAAATGCACATCCGGTTATTTTAAAATATTTATGTAAATTACATTCAATTGCTTGTCCAAATTTAAGTTGGTATGTTGATCATCGTGATGAAATTCTTTGTGAAATGGGTGAAGGTGGTAAGGAATTATTTTTAAAAGCTGTAAATGATGATAAATTAAATAAAAAAGTCTCAAATACATTTTTTAAAGATTTTGATAAGGAATGTAAATTTATACAACAAGAAATAACAAAATTAGATTGTTATGCTCACATTGTTAAAACTGTTCCATCTGTTCGTGTTCATAATTGGTTGGGTTCTGCTTTGAATCGTATTTTATGCGTTTTTGAAAATAAAATTTTACAAGAAGCTCTCCATATTTGTAATAAAAATAGATTAGAAACATGCACATTTATGTTTGATGGATTAATGGTTTATGGTAATCATTATGATAATAAAAATTTACTTGATGAAATTGCAACACATGTTAATTCAAAATTTATTGATATGAATATGATATTTGCTTACAAAGAACATTCACAAGTAATACAGGTTCCAACTGATTTTATTATAAAACAAAATAAATGCAATAATGATGCAGAAATTAAAGATTTTAAAAATATGTGCGATAATTTTGAAAAAACACATTGTAAAATTATCAATAAGGGATTTTATATTAAACAAGAGAATGAAAAAAATATTATTATGACAAAGTCACATCTTATTACATCTTATGAAAATTTAATTTATCAAAAAATAATTAAAGATGAAGTTAAAGATTGTAATTTTATTAATGATTGGATTAAAAATAATCCATCTATGAGATGCTTTGATGATATTGAAAGTTATCCAGATTCATCTCTATGTCCAAGTAATATTTTTAATACTTGGAGACCTTTCGCAATGGAATTTGTAAAAGAATACGAGCCAAATATGAAAGCATTACAAATGATGCGAGACCATATTAAAGTATTGTGCAATAATGATGAATATACAAGTAATTACATGGAATCATGGATTGCGCAAATGATTCAATTTCCAGCTATGAAATCAAATTGTCCAACAATTATTTCAAAACAAGGAGCTGGTAAAGGCACACTATTAAAATTAATTTCTGCGATGATTGGAGAAGATAAATACTTTGAGACCACTACACCATCACGAGATGTATGGGGTGATTTTAATGGAAGAATGGCAAATACATTTCTTGTAAATTTAGATGAATTAAGTCGCAAAGAAAGTGTTGAATGCGAAGGTAAAATTAAAGGCTTAATTACAAATCCAAAGATGACTATTAATGAGAAAGGTGTAAAGCAATATGGCATTATAAGTTATCATAGATTTATTGCAACAACAAACCATGAAGATCCATTAAAAACAGAAAAAGATGATAGAAGAAATTGGATTGTTAGAGCAAGTGATGAACTCATTGGAAACGTAGAATATTTTAATAAAATTAATAAATACCTTGAAGATGTAAATGTAATCAAAACATGTTTTGAATATTTTAAAAGCATTCCAGATATGAAAAATTTTAATAAAATGAAAATTCCAGTAACTGAATATCAACAAGATATGAAAGATGCAAACATATCACCAATTGAAAGTTGGCTTAAATCATTTACATTAGAGCATTATTATACTGATAAAGTTGAATTAATTGGAAAAAAACAATTTGAATTATTTAATGAATGGTGTAAAAGTTCAGGTATTGATTACAAAGTTAATATACAAGCATTTGGATTAAGAATGAAAAGATTAAATATAAATGGCATTGAAATTGGTAAGCATACGAATAAAGGTGAAACAAAAATATTTAATATACAAATTCTTCGTGAGCATTTTCAATTAAATGAAATTGAAATGGATACAACAGATGAAGAAGACCGTTAATAATAAATTATAAAATTACATATAATTTATTATTTGATTTAATTATTACTTAAATTGTTTTCAAATACATATCTGAAAACAACTTAAAGGAACAAAAATGAGCAAATCCATTTGAATAGAATTTTGTCTTTTTCAGTCATAGGATGTAAATTATAATTTAATTCTGTATAGCTAAATTCGTCATAAGTTATTAACACATTATTTGTTGATTTAAAGTTGTGCATATATATGTACAATATATTAATCATTTCTTAAACTATTATCAATAACAAATCTTTTTATTTTCAATTCTTCTTTTTTCTCTTCTTCGAGTTCTTCTTCGCTGTCATTATCGTAAGCGCAGAATCCACTTTGTTTTAAAAAGAACTTCTCCATGTCAGTGCGATCTGAGGCACGACGGAACATATAATCATAAGATTCAGGACGCATAAGTCTTTCATTTTTCTTCAAATCAAATTCAAGACACTGATCTTCCCCATACATTAATTTATTCCAATCAATTACATTTTCTTCCTCTTCTGCATCAGGCAACAACATAGACCAGTCTAATTTGAAATTTTCAAAGTTCAAATAGTGTCTTTTTGGCTCTTGTAATTCGGGTTGAGAACTTTCTAAATTAATTGATTCACTCATTTATATAATCTAACAATATTATATAATTATGAATACAACAAGAAATACATGTAATTTATATTTGAACTCAAAGCAAGCCATTACAAAAATAAATGGCTCGACAAGTAACTGCATTTTTGATTTTAATAATCTTCCAATTGACGATGGTGATATTTATGTAAGCGTCCAAACAGCACAAATTCCATGCACTTTTTATAATGTGGATTCAATTAATAATTTGCTTGTATATAGCGTTGGTGCTGGTCCAAATATTAATTTAGTGATACCTCCGAGTAATTATAATGTGAATACATTATTATCTTATCTCATGTCAGTTATGACAGGCTTTACCGTCACATATAATACATACACAAATAAATATACATTTACACATTCGAGTTCATCATTTGCATTCAAATCGACCTCAACATGTTTTGAACTTATTGGCTTCGTTGATGGTGCGCAATATAATTCAAGTGGGCTATCACTTGTAAGCACAATAAGTGTAAATTTTTTCACCATCAGAAATATTTTGATTGAGTGTTCCAATCTAATTACAGTAAATAAAACAAGCGATATTACTGATTCCAATCAAAGTATTTTAACAAGCATACCTATTACTGTATCACAAGGATCTATTTTAAGTTATTCAAATGTATTTGGATTGAGTGACCGAGTTGCGAGTGTAAAAAATTTCGCATCATTACAAATACGGTTATTAGACCAAGATTTGGATTTATTAAATTTAAATGGAACAGAGTGGTCAATCACATTACAATTAAATTATTAAGCGAGATAATATATTTATTTTGTATTACTATTATATAATGGGACTTGGTGGCAAACTTGCAAAATCAGTAGGCGGACTTGGCCAGAAAATTCAAAAGACTGCTAGCGGTCTCGGTTCAAAAATACAACGTGTTGAAAATCAAGCGCAAAAAGGTATCACTCGGGGTGTATCAACAGCGCAGGGTGCAGTTCGAGATGTCGAGCGCGGGATTGTCAAGGCAAGCGGAAAAGTGGGAGCTATTAAACAGGGGCTTCTAAAAGGAGCGCAAGTAATTGATGCCTTACAAGCGACGGGTATCGCTGGCATGGTCCCGGGATTGAGCCTCGGTTTAGCGGGTGCTTCTGGCGCTCTACGCTCGGGTGCAGGTGGGTTGAAACAATTACAGGATGTTGGTAAGGACACCCGCATGGCTACGGGCAAAGCCAAGAATCAATTAGCCAGCGTGGGACAAAAAGCTTCCGATAAAGTCTCCCAAGTTGGTAGCCAAGCACGCTCGAATGTGGAGCGAGTGGGAGAACGCGCCAAGGCAATCGAAGAGCAAACGCAAGCAGACATCAGCAATGTGCGATCCGCTTTTGCCAATTAATTGATATAATATAATTATTTTATATACTTATATTATAAATGCTCCCAGTCATGATTAAGAAGAGTGGATTAATGGACACCAAGCTACCAATGCGCCCGAGTATTTTGACCCGTCCCGATTTAAAAGTTAAGCAACAAATTGGAAAAGTAATGCAAACTTTTAAAGCAAAATAATTTAACTCCTTGATAGATTATATTACTATTCTTAATTTAATCGGTCAATTATTTTTTCTGACCCTATTTTAAATGGAGGATAATAATGAAATCGACAAAAACGACAATACGCCACTTTTGAAGCCAAAAAAGCCGAGACCTCCTCCAAGCGAAAAACAAAAAGAGAATTTCAAAAAGATGGCCGAGAAGCGAGCGGAAAATATAAAAAAGAGAAAGGAAGACAAAATTATGGACGCGAAAAGGCAACTTTTGGAGAAAGAAGGCTACGTGAAAAAGGAGGTTAAACTTGATGAAAAACATGAGGTTCAGTTTAACATTAGTGAAGAGGAGGAAGACACCAAGCCAATAAAACAAGCCCCACAGAAAAATACAAAACCGAAACCAGTCCCACGAGAAAAAGAAATCCCATTAAAAAAAGAGGAGAAAATAAAACCGGTCAGAAAAGTTGTAAAAAAGGAGCAACCAATTAAGGAAAGTAGTGAGGAAGAAAGCGATGGCGATCCAGATAGCGATTCCAGTGAAGAAATTGTTATTGTTAGAAGGACAAAAAAGAATAAGAAAAAGAAAAATGTTAAGGCATATGATGATTATAGCGATGAGGAAGAGCAATATGTAGCAACCCCAAATTTTAATGATTTCTTTGTGTAATTTAATTTATAATATATTTTATTTTGTTATGATATATTATAATGTCTCTTCCGAAGAATTTGCTGTACCAAAATAAGGTAGATGCCATGGGTGCCAGACCTTACACCAGTAATATTCAGCCACAAGGCGCCCAAACTTACAGTGCTAACGATGTGATGATTTTCAACATTCCCTGCAATAGAAACACCGTGTTGTCTCCCCATGACACGTACTTGAAATTTTCTATGACGGCTACCAACGGAGCTACTGCTCAGGATTTTGTTCGTCTCTCCAAGGCAGGGGCGCACGGTTTTATCCAACGTTTGCGAGTATTTCACGGTAGCACACTTTTAGAAGATGTGGATAATTATGCAAATTTGGTGGCACAACTTTGCACCAAACAACGCTCTGCCGACAACGTAAGTTATAAAGGATCGGTTGTGGAGGGCTTTGAGGAATCTTGCGCAGTCATTTGCAATCCTTCGGCTGGTGCGGCCACTTCTGTTTTTTCTATGAATGCTTTGAGAGGTATGCGTATCTCAAATCCTACTTATGGAGCGGTTGGTGGTTTGGCTATTGGTGGTGTTACTCCCATCCGAACTTTCTGCATTCCCCTTGTGTCCATATTGGGTTCATTATCGGATAAGTATATTCCCCTTTTCGCCATGAGTTCGGCACCTATTCGCGTGGAGATCCAGCTCGTGAATAGCGCTTTAATTCCCTTTGTTTCTATTACTGCGTTGGCTTCATTTGCTTTGACCAATGTGGAAATTATTGGCTCGTTCATTGAGTTGAGCGACCAAGCTCTTTCTGTGGTGCAACAAGCCACGGCTGGCGGACCTCTTACCATGGCTGTCAATAGATACTCCAATTTGGTGTATAATGCTACTCTCAACAATGCTACCACTAACGTGTCTGTCCCAGTCCCATTCAAGTATTCCTCAGTGCAAGCCCTATTAGCAACTATCCGTCAGCACAGTGCTGGTGCTATTACGTTTGACGCATATGGGTCATACAACTACAACATCAACGAGTATTGGTGGCAATTCGGCTCTGAATCTCTCCCTACAAAACACCCTGGTTCTTCTGCTAGTGGTGGCGGAGACCATCAAACCATGTTCAACTACTATTGCTCGGCTCTTGGATCCCCTGCTTCATTGGATTACACTCCTTTCATCAATTTATATACTTATGATACCATGGCTGTGCCTGTTGTTTCCGCGGAAACGGCTAACACTTCTGCTGGAAATTTGTCATCTATTGCTGGATCCTTCGGCATCGGACAAGAACTTGTTTCTTATCCCTCTGCTAACCAAGACCAAATGTTTTCAGGACGCAATACTTCTACTGAGGACATATACCATAACCTCATTTTCAATGCCAACAATCCCGCTGTTGCTGTGAGACTTGATTACTTCTGCTTACACCATGCGGTTATCATCTGCGAAAATGGGCAAGCTCAAATCAGATATTAAACCATATATCGTAACAAATAAATAATGCAAAATACTTAATAAAATTTAACCAGAATTAACCAACATTGATAGTTTATACTCATATAAACCTCACTTTAACCTTCTTTGATAGCATAAATACGTTTAACCAAGGATAAACGCTCAATAAAAAGCTTTTTATTCATGGATTATGCTCATATAAACCATACTTTAACCATAATTATGGTTAAATCGTGGTTTATACGCATATAATTCATCAACTGAGGTTAAACTGCTCTCAAAATTATAATATTTTATAAATATATGGATTATAAAATATTACCTTACTCTTTTAAACAAGCTGATAAACTCAATGTCAAAATAAAACCATCTACAAAAAAAAACAAGAAGATAGATGTATTCAAAAATAATAATCTTGTCGCCTCAATTGGACAGCTGGGCTATAAAGACTATCCCACATATATTAAAGAAAAAGGAAAACCTTATGCTGACAAAAGAGCATACCTATACAAATTAAGACACGAGAATGATTTGTCAAAAATTGGAACTGCTGGATATTACGCTAACAAAATCTTATGGTAAAGTAATATTTAAATATGTGATTCATGGCAACCATTGAGACCCTTTGGGCTTTCAATTTTTAACTTTTTATTTCCATCACCAATTATCAAGCAATGAGTATTATTTTGAACACCAAGACTTTTATCCAAATCATTTTGTAGAATATCTTGCTCAAATTTCTTAATGCAATATGCTGTGTGCTTTTTGCTTTTCAAATGATGAGTCCAGTCCATCTTTGAACCAGTCCAGCCACATACGCATGTTTTTTTAATCGCATAATGTTGTTTGCATTTCTCTTTGTTGTATGTGACTTTATCAATCAGACACGGGGTATTTGTATTCAAATTATTTGTGTTTCCCTTGATTAATGAATACTCAATAAATCTGGCTGTCTGATCAGAACAAATACATTTATGTAACATATCCACTTTGAAATTATCCCAGCCCCCATTCTCACGAATAAATAAATACAATGGTTGGTCACTTAATTTGCTCTTTGTCTTGTGCGAATTTAATCTGCTTTTTAAATTAGATGTGCATCCAATATAA